ATGACCAAGAGTGGTAAGTTGGAATCGGTCGGTTCGCACGATGACTTGGCTATGGCAATTGCGCTGGCGAACTGGGCAACAAAGGAGTTCCGTGGCAGTGTTATCCTACTCGACGACGACCTACCCGGATTCGACAAGTGGTTCCTTGATTCACCCGGCAAGGGTGCTGCACGTATGACAGGAGATGATTGGTTTGTTGCTTGACCCGTTTGACTACGACCCATACGGAGATGATTGAGATGTGGCCGACACTTGTTGTAGGAGAGTCAGACATCCATCTTGAGATGGGTCATGAGCAGTCAACAATGATTGCATCTTCACTTTTGGGCCACCCTTCACTTCGTGACGATATGATGAAAGCCGTCAAAATCGCAAAGGAGGCTGCACCACAGCAACCTATCCTACAGATTGAAACACATGTGTTCCCTGAAAACGGCGACTCGTGGTTTGATGCATATCTCGGTAAGAGCGCTGACGAAGTTGTCAAAGACCTCAAGCGTGCTCGACGCAAGATGAAAGACATGAAATTCGATATTGATGGTGCTATCAAAAGTGTACGTGCACTCAAGGCTCAAGAAGTGGAGCAAACCATATCTTCTATTCCGTGGGCAATCGAATACGCCGACACCATTCGCAATCTCGGTTTGAGTGACCGCAACCTCAAATCGCTACGTACGTTCGGTAACTCAAGAGAATCAACATTGCTACGGGCTTGTCATATGTGGGAAGCAGCCGACGAAGCCCTCAAGATGCTTGATGACTACGAGGATGTTTGGGGTGACGAAGAACGAAGCGCTTGGGTTAATGCTATGCAACAGCGACAGGATGCACGCAAGATGTGGCGAAGCGGACTTCATCAAGTCGACACACTCAGCAAAGAACAGAAAAATTGGCTTGAATTGGCAAAGAAAGAATTGCAAGATAAAGGGCACATGGGTGCTCGTGACATCACTGCCAACTTGATTGAGAAAGGCGTGAATCGACTTTCAGCCACACGCATGAGCAAATTACTCTCGATGTTTGGCGAAGAGATGGACATTGTTAAGGCACCACGGCGTGGCGAATACGTTCTGCTTTCCTGTGATGGACTTGTCATCAAAGACCCGTGGGCGTATGCTGCGGGGTTCATGGACGCTGATGGCTCAATCTTTATCACCAAGCGTGGCGAAGTTCGTGCATCGGCAGTAGCCACTGGGGATAGAGGGCGCATTCACTGTGAGCGATTGCAGAAAACACTTGGTTGCGGCACACTGTCACTCGACGAAAAAATGTCAAAGAACAGCAAGCGCACAACGCATCGGTTGAATTTCCATTCACGAGATGATTTGAAGAAAGTTCTTAACGGAGTGCTTCCGCACTTGCAGTTGAAGTCGACTCAAGCAAAGGCCGCATTGCGGTTCCTTGAAGAGAATGACACGATGAAAAAGGAGCAGTATCGTATGTTGGTTATGTTTGAAAACTGGAAGGACGACGCTGATGCTGTGCAAAAGAAACTCGATGCATGGGGTGTCGATGCTGACACCATTCGTTCTTGGGGAAGTGATTTGTAATGGCGGAAGAACGTGTTAAGGGTGTTCTTGGTCGATTGGCCGACCGGTTCCGACGACGACGTACACCTGAGCCTCAGATGCCGTTGTACACAACGGGTATTCAAGAGCCAGTTATTGTTCAAGGTATTACCATACCTGCATTGTATTCAGTTGCATCTGAGAACTTAATTCTGCGAACGGTGCTTTCAACGCTTCAACAAGAAATATTTCGACGTGGGTATTACTGGGACAAGAAGTTCCACATGAAGTGCATCGAATGTGAAAAAGAATACCAGCATGACGTTGACACATGCGTTGATTGTGGCGGCGACGTTCGTAGCCCTGACCCAAACGAAACCGTTTATGGTCGATGGCTTGTTGAGCAACGCAACTCAATGGAACAGAACTTCATGGATGTGTTACGCGAGATTGAATACGACCTCAACATCATGGACGATGCGTTTTTGATTCTTGTCAAAGAGTACTACGTTGACCCTGAAACCAACGAGGTTGCTTTTTACCGTGTCAAAGAGATTTTGCGCGGCGACCCTATCTTCATGCGTATTGTCGCTGACAAGCGAGGCGTGCGTGGCGGACGATACAAAGTCTGTCCATTGCATCGCAATCAAGTGCGTGGCTACAGCGAAACCGATAACAACTGTGAGATATGCAACCACGAACTGGAAGACGTGCACCACGTCAACACAGGTGGTGCAGGGAAGACGCAATACTATCTCAAGGGTGAAGTTATTCACGTGAGTAAATACAATCCGTCGAAGTTGTACGGTAAGTCACCAGTATCGACACTTTGGCGTCAGGCTATGACGCTTACAGCGATGGACAACTACATGTACACAGCATACAGCAAGCGTCGTGTTCCACGTGGCTTGATTTCAATCACCACGGACAACCTTGAATCGATGAAGTCGTTTTGGAAGGGTGTTGATGAGAAACTTGAGCGTGACCCGCACTACATTCCAAAGATTGGTATCGAAAGCCAAAGTGGACGTGGTGGTGTCAACTGGGTCAAGTTCATGGACACGCTTGAAGAAATGCAATACATTGCCGTACGTGACGAAATGAGAACCCGTATCGCAGCGTTTTACGGTGTATCAAACGTGTTTATGATGGACACAGGTAAATCAGGCGGACTCAACAACGAAGGTTTGCAAATACTTGTCACCAACCGTGCTGTCGAGTTCGGTCACAAAGTGTACACTGACCACTTGTTCCCACGACTGATGGAAGAGATGGACATTACAGATTGGAAGTTAACACTTTATCCAAACGAAGAAGAAGACGAAGTCACTCGGCTCCGACGAGACGAGATGGAGGTCAACATCGCACAACGTATGGCACAACTCGGATTCAAGCCTGAACTTATCGAGGAGGGCGGTCGAGACATTCGATTCATTTACAAGCCTATGGAACAAGGTATGGGTGGTCAGCCTCAGATGGGAGGCATGCCCGGAGGTCCCCAACCTATGGCACAGCCCGGTGGCTTGCCAAGTCGTAACATGCCACCACAGTTGGCAGGTGCACTTGCAGGTCAAGCAAGCGCAGGCTTGAGAGCAGGTCAAGGACCTGCTTCACAGCCCGGAGGAGAGGGGATGGGAATGCGTACTCCACGTGGACCTGCCAGTCCACAGAATCGAACAAGCATGGGTTCAGGCGCACCGTTTTCAAGTGTTCAACAGCGAGGACCACAAGGCTCACCACTTAGTCAAGCCATGAACAACATACGGCGAAATTGACGGAACATTCAATACGATGAAGGTTATGGGATGCGTATGGACCTGACGAAGATGGACCCTATGGCTCGCAAAATGCGCTCACACGTTGATGCGTTTTTCAAAGCAATCGAAGACAACGACAGTGTGTCGGCGAGTTCTCACATCAATGAAGTGAGCAAATACGCTGAATACCTTTCAGAAGATGTATCGAAGGCGATTATGAAGTCCGATACACCACAATCACGTGGTATCAACGACATCTATGCAGGTGGAGTGCCAGTCCGTAAGTTCAATAGCGTTCAGTCAGTTCACGAATCAACAACACAAGTCTTGCCCGGTACAATCCGAACAAGTCGACGTGGACCTATCATGCAACGTCGAAACAACAGGAACCTTTGAGGTGATTGAATGAGCGAAGAAGTCGTAAAAGAGGGAACGGCTGAGAAACTCATGGGTGCTTTGATTACAAAAATGGAAAGCATGGACAACAGTCTTAGCATCCTCAAAGCAGAAAACAGTGCACTCAAGCAAATCGTCGCTGACCCTGCTATGCTCTTGAAGCGTGCAGGCTTTATCCGAAGCGGTTCTAACAGCGCACCAATGGACGTCATGCCGGATTTGTTTCGTGGTGACGCTACATATGATATTCTCAAAGATGAATCAGCCAGTGGTATTCCAATCCCTGAGAACAATCAAGAGTTCCATGCGATGGACTGGTCTGACATTCATCGCCTTGCCGAAGAAGCAAAAGGCACTGGTAACATAGGAAACAACATCGGAATGGAGTGATAGCATGCGACCACGATACGAACCACGAAGCCCAAAGGTCGACCAACTTTTGAAGGCAGCCAAAGAACTTGAAAGCCGAATGATTGCGAAAGAGCAAGGTATCACGTTCGACCAAAAGGAAGGAACAGCCCTTGGTGATGTTCAATTCCACGTACAAGTCGGTGGCGAGACTGGTGTCCAAAACCAATACTACTCAACCAACCAACGTCTGATTGACGTTGAAGATGTCACAAACAAGGGTGCTATCTCAGAAAAGAGCGACGTCCTTGACAAGAACCCACACTACCCAACAGCACTTTCAACGCTCGCAGGGCACTTTGTGGACGGCGGCGGAGAAGCGCAATCGCTCAAGAAAGCGTTGGAAGCACGCATGAACCGCCAATGAATGGCGGTGATTAAGTGACGATTCCGAATCCCAGTGGTGGAGAGGAACAAGAAGGGGCTGACCCATCGTTTCAGTCTCCCTTTCCATTAGCGCAACAGCCTGACCCTACTTTTGAAGACGTTGCATCTCTCGGTGTTCTTGACCCGTCAACAGATATGCGGGTATCGGAGGGTATGGATAGAGCACCCAAAACGATGCCTGAATCGTTTGAAGGCGGTGCTCCCTTTGCTGAGCGCATTAAGTCACACGACAGTATCGTGCACATGGGTTCGCAGTGGCTTCATCAACAGATACGACCACCAAGCCGAGAACATCAGGGTACAGAAACCGAGCACTTTTTTGAAGACCATTATCACAGTCCTGATTTCAATCCCCTTTGGGGTAACCATGACGAATACGACGACGAATCGCATCCTGAGTTCAGCAACGTCTTGGAGCGTTATTTTCTTGATAATGTTCTTGACCCTAAGGTCGAAAGTGTAGCACAAGAGCATGACAGAAAAGAGGAGGCTCACTATCGACATCACGGAGATACTGCACTGTACTCACCTGCCATGTACGGTAAGGAACGGGTGTCTAATCATACAATATACGAAATGAACTTTGAAAATTGGCAAGCAAGCCCTGCGGGTTTGAAAGCATTTCAAGAAGAACTGTTACTTGGTCGTGAAGGTGCTGATTTTGACGAAGCCATGCGAAGACGGCACATGTCGGATGCTAAAGATACATGGAAAGATTTTGACACAAAGGGCGAAGGAACGGACCGCACTGTCGGGCTTGGTGAACTGGATTACTACTTTGGATTAGAATGGCTCAGTCCCAAAGACAAGATTGCATTCTATGAACATATGATGGAACACGGTTCGATGAACAAGGACAACGCATCTGTTTTCTTACCTGACTTGGGTATGGAAGTACCCATGGGTCGTTTCGTAGCAAACTTTCATCAGCGCTATGCTCCAGTTCACGCACACCACACACGTGACGTGGATGCCACAGGCGAACCCGGACTTGGTCGTCTTTACACTCCTCCACAGGACGACATCAATCCCGCTGAGATGTACAAAGACCTTGAGGGTACAGAACTATTTCAGCGACTGAAAGACTTTTACCAAGGGATTACTGGCGAGAAGTTGAAGTATTTGGCGAAGGTCGAGAAAGGTCGTCTCGTACCAAGCGATGCAAAAACAATCACCCCCAACGATTTGTTTGCTATGGCGAACATGGGTCGTGCAGGTCAGAAACTTATGCGGTACGATGACCCATACTATTCACTCAACCGAGGTGACCCTCGTACGATTGCCTTGCTTGATTCGTTGGAGGGCATCGACGAACTTGTCAAAGACTTCGTAGGTTTTCACAGGGATGCTACAAAAATGAAAGGTAATGGTCGTCGATTGCGAAACGCTATTCAGTTTTTCACACAGCCGTTTCTTGCTACCGAAGGTGAGAACGCACATCCTGAGTCGTACATAGGCGGTAAGCAAGAATCGCTCAGCCATCACTTCTCCACACCGTTCTTGGGAAGAGGCGGACTTGGTAAGACGCACGCAACTCGTCTAAACACCATGCATGCAGCGCATCGCTTTTCGCCCGAAGAGGGAGACGCTATGTCGTTTTTGACGACTGGTGAGCGTTCACGTGTGGGCGGTGACATAGTTGGAGTAGGTGACGCAGGCGCGTTTCGCCCCGAACTGATTGGCCTTGCCGATGCTGTTGAAAACGTGATGGCACCGTTCGGTCCGCCTGAATCGGAACTGGAAGCGGTCAAGCGTTATCGTAAAACCGAGAAGGGGCTGTATGAAGCCAAGCAGGTTGCTGAAATCAGCCCCAGCACGGGTCTGACTGCTCAGTTGAATCCGCATAACATTCAGCGCACTGGCGTCAGTTTACTGTCGGGTGCCAAGGTCAACAGTACACGACACGACACGACGACCTCTCCAAAGTATTACAATCAACTGATGGAATCCAAGCACGGTGCTACGGAACAAGGCATGCGTGGCGCTATGCGTAATGCTGTTGCTGATGGGTATGGGTACGAAAACACCATAGGTTCACGCAACGCATTCGGACCGAAGTCGACTGAAACAGGAGTGATGCGCCGTGACCAAGACTCCGCTATGCATCACCATCAGTTGTCCGGAATGATTGGTGCAATACACCCACCTGCCAACCCTTCGTTCCAAGAGGATGTTCATCATCCTCACAGCATACACCCTGATACAGAGATGGCTGCGGACCGTGACGAACTCGGAATGTTGCAGGGAATTACGCAAGACAATTATGATAACGATTTGAAACAACTTCAATCGCTGCGCGAGAACGCACACGAGAAGCGCATGCTTCTTGGCAATCTGAAAAACAACCCACCAAAACCACCCGCTGTTCTTGGTATGAATGACGAATCGATGGCGTGGTTTTTAGCCTCGCAAGAGCATGAAAACAAAATTAAGGACGCTGAACGAGATGCAATGTTGGCTGAGGGTAAGGTCAATGCACACGTAAATACGTTTAGACCAAGAATGTTGGAATACAGCCAAGCCGAGGACGAACTCAACACACTCATTGAACAGCAAGCGCGTGGTATGCCTGTATCAGAAGACGAAATCGACGAAGCGCACGAGCGCTTGGAGGCCATTGAACGAGAACATTATTCTTCCGTCAAGGGAAGACATCAGAAATACTTGAGTGATAAGGGAAGGACACTACAAGGCAAAGTACGAAGTCACATCAATGCAATCGAGAACGTAGCCAAACAAGTGCTTGCTGAGGCTGAGCAACAGGGTTTTGATTTGTTTTCTATGGCACCGCCTGACACCGTCATGGCGTGGGCCATGAAGACAGCAAACGACATTCTTGCTACTCAAGACCAAGATTTTCACGGACAAGAAGCATTGTCAGCGGGAACGATTCGTGAAAAAACGCATGTAAGGCATGACGCTGTACAAGACCAAGTCAAAGCCTTCATGGACACAGATGATGCTCACGAAATCGGACCAAACGAAAACGTGGACAAAGCCACAGCCCGTGTGTTTGGCGAAGAAGCATCACCCTATCAGCGAAGGATGATTCAACAAATCGTAACTCAGGCCAGTAAGCAAGGTACGCCTGTACGAATTGCTACGGTGCAAGACCTCATAGCAAGTTTACCCATGGGAGTTTCAGATACATTAGTTGATGACTTTCACGGACTTCTTGACTATCCTCACGACAGGGAAGGTAACTTTGAGTTGGGAACTGTCCGAGCACATCCTGATAGAAAGAGGAGAGGGGCTAACAGCCTAAAGACCAACCCCACAATGGTCGCAGCATCGGCAGTATCACGGATGCTTGAAACGTTGTCGGACCGAGGTTTGGAAATTCAAATACCGAACCAAAAGGATAAACGTCAATTAGATGCACACTATACTGGCAAAAATGTTAGTCATAGATTAACAGGCAAACCACTCATAGACGAAAAGAAAATGCACAAATTAACCAACTTACTTCATGGAATTGTGGTTGATGACGGCTCAGTTGAGTACGACCCAACGCACGAAGCCTCCAAAGAAAGGCTTGCACTCACGTCAAAGCCGATTGGTCGTGCCTCACATCCTGACACAGAAACATCCATCATGTCCATTTACAACTCAGACGGACTGCGTTCTCACAAAGGGCACATGCACGAAGTTCCATTCCGCATGGATATAAGAGACGGTCGTATGCAGTTTCGACCACAGACGCCAAAGAAAATGCGATTGGCTACGCCTATGGGAGGTTCAGTGAGAAGAGTCTTGCCTCAACAACATCTTGGTCACTTTGGTGCACACAACGATGACCGTTCAGTTGAGCGACAACCAAACGCTACGCGTTCAAACCAAGCCCAAACGACTTTGAGTGATAACCTGCTGGACATATCGACGAAGATGGACGGACCTGCATTGCTGGCTTCGCTGACCAACCCTGATTATATCCGCAAGGATATGCCTGAGGGCTTGCCGTCACTGCAACCGATGCACCGTATCTTTGATGTCGACGACCTTGAACACCTGCGTGGGTTCACAGGCGACTGGGTTGTCAGCGATTATCCTGAGGGCGAGCGAATGTTCGTTACAAAAAAGGATGACGACGTCGAAAGTAAGGGTTCACTTACAGATGAAGAGAAGAAAGCGTTCAAGCAGGTATCTGACAAGGATTTTTTGGTTGACGTTATACGACGTGAGAGTGGATTGTACATCTTTGAGGTCATTGAGTTTGATGGCAAGGAGGTTCATGATATGCCGATTCAAGACCGCATCAAGTTGTTGCGTGGTGCGTTGCAAAGCGTTGAGGGTGTCGAAGCCCCAAGTGCATCCGATACCAAGTTGACCGACGATGTCGGACTGGCTGACGCCATCAAGAACATCGAGAGCGACCGTATCTTGTTGCGTGATGCAAAGTCCACGTACATGAAAGGCGAAGCACGTCATCCCAAGTGGGTCATGTATCAGAAAGGCAACGATGTTACACTCATGGTGCTTGAGCGAAGAGGCGAATCGCCGTACACGTATCGACTTGGTACAGGTCCAATCATTCATGGAGAGGACTTGGGTGACCGTGCAGTCAAGATTGAGGATGACATTTACATGGACATTGGTGCATCGTTCAATGCTCCTGAAAAGTATGAGGTCGGTGACTTCGTCAAGGTCAATGTCACGAGCGTAACAGAAGGTGAAGCATCTGAGAATCAAAAGGTGTACACTGTTCACGCACCACGCATCGAAGGTGAGGCTGAGGGCGAACCATTGGTCAGTACAGAAAGCCTTGCTATGTTAGCAAAAGCCGACATGACTCAAAGTCCACTCAACATCTATAGAAGTGACCGTCACATTCGTGTATCGTTTGAAGCAGGTGATGTTCTGTACAAGGCGACCACACGTGGTCAGTATTGGACTGTACACACACCCGTAGCCGACAATGACTATCTGATTCGTTTGTCTGAAAGCCAACGACCGTTTTGGTCACCCGTTGCTGGCGTCATGCTCAAGGGTGACTTTTCTATAGAAGAACGAGAGGACAAGGCTGAGGTTCACGAAAGTAAGGGTGACGCTAAGCCTCTCATCCCACCTAAGAAAATTCATGGCACTGGGACGTGGGACAAAGAGAAGAACAAGGTTATGAAGAAGGGTGTCGAACTTCTTGAGCGACTGTTGGCGAAAAGCGGTGTAGGTCAAGTGGGTACGAGTATGTCAGGACCCAAAGGACTCGGTATAGACTACGGCACGCCCATACAATCACCAACAGGTCCGACCAACCCCGACGATGCGAAAACCATGCCTGACTACGATGTGCGTGATATTGAACGTGACAGGAAAGATAAAGAGGAAGAATCGAAAGACGTCGAGGAAGTTGATAGTAAGTTAGAACTTACAGAAGATAAGGCTGTTTACCATATCTGATTATATAGAATGACGGATGTAACAACTACAATGGTCATGGTATCGCCACTACAATCCGCCCGGTTTGAAGGCGGTGGCACCATATCGCTCCTCAAGAGCGACAATGGCCTTGTTATTGCAGGTTATGCAAGCGTCGAAATGGTCGACAAGCAAGGTGACCTCATCACTACAGGTGCACTCAAGGGTGCATTTGACAACTTCATGAAAGCGGACGGATTCCGCAACGTACAACTCGCACACTCCAACATCCAAGTTGGAAGTGTTATACCACAATACACCGACAGTAGCGGTCGATTGTGGAAGTCCGGTGTCGATGACGCTGGACTCTTCGTTGTCATCGAAGTACGCGATGACATCGAAAAGGCTCGTGAAGTAGCCAATGAGATTCGCAAAGGCGCCCTTAGGGGTTTCAGTATCGGTGGACAAGCATTCAAGCGAATGCGAAAAGCCGATTCGGAACACGGTGATTACACCGAGATTTCCAAACTGGAACTTCACGAGGTAACGATTTGTGAAAAAGGTATAAACCCGGAGGCGACATTCCGTATATTGAAGGAGGACACAACAATGACTGAAAGTACAGACATGAACACAATGAGCGAACTGTCGTCCGTCTTGGACCGCATCAACACCCGCCTCGACGTAATGGAGAAAGGTGAAATGCCCGAAGGCTTGAAAGAGCACATGAAGGGTAAGGACAAGGACGACAAGGATGAAGACAAAGGCAAAGAAATGGCTGATGAAGACAAAGACGAAAAGATGTACGGCGCCGAACACAAAGGCGAGATGGAGAAATCCGAGTACTCTGACGTTATCACCCAAGACTACCTACACTGGATGGAAAACACCCTAAAGTCGGGTGGCGTCGATATTAACGGCGCTCGTGCACACTTTGATGCACTTGAGAAGGCACAACTTGGTGGCTTCGACAACCCATCTTCTGTTGACGGTGCTGACTACTTTGCAGGCCAAGTTAAAGGCCGAGCACAAGAAGGTGGCAACCCATCCACTGGCGCAATTGGCAAACTCAACAGCGGCTCTAAGGCTGATGTTGCAAAGGGCTACTTGTCTCCTGAGGACCTCTCCCCTGCTGACCTTGAGCAAGCATACGCTGCTTACAAGGCTGCTTCCATTGAGAAGCAACTCAAGGGAACTCTCAGCGATGTATTCGCCGACCGACTCGCCAAGGAACAGCGCAGTGAGGCTGAAAGCCGACAAGCACAAGCATTCGACGCTCGTGCTCCACTCGCATCAATCGAAAAGGCAGTTGCTTCTCTAAGCGACCGAATCGATAACCTTGCATCAGGTGCAACTGGAACAACTATCCAAAAGTCCGCACCTGTTTCTAACGTTGAAATTCCATCCACTATGGACATGGCTAACATGTCTTGGGATGACGTACACCGCCTCGCAGGAAGTGTATTCCACAACTAAATGGAGTGATTAAGAATGGCAAGAAACTATCTAAGAACAGTAACCGACATGGAACGCTACTACTATGGTGCAGGCTCAAACATGGGCTTCCACTATTCAGGCAGTGAACTTTTGAAAGCAGACGCACCACTATTGTCCACAACTGCTGGTACATACCAAGCAATTTACGGACGAAAGGTTTGGAGCCAGTTGAACCAAGAATTCAACGCATTCTCCATCCTTCCTAAGAAGCCTTGGGACCGAAGTGGATGGCGTGTCGTAACCGCACGACCTGATTCCGCTAAGGGCGGAGGTATTGCGGAGAACGGTACACTACCGGAAACCACCAAACCTGTCTTCCAGCACATCGCTGCAAAGCCTAAGACCATTGCACACACCTTCGACATGAGCGAAGTTGCAATCTTCCTTAACGACAAGGACGACGGTCTTGGTGACATTCGCAGTGTTCTCAAGGAAGAAATGGGTAAGCACCACGCTGAGGAAATCAACAAGATGCTCCTCCAAGACGTCGACACACCTGCTGGCAACGACTACGAGTCCCTCGACCGTGTCACCGCTTCAAGCACAATGGACAGTACTGGTACTGGTCCAGTCGCAGCAGGCTCTCAGACTACAAACACCGCACACGTTAGCGCTGCTTCTGACCTCGACATTTACAGCATTGACCGAGATGCAAACACTTGGTCCAACGCTGAGGTCAACGTCGCAACCGATGCAGGCTTGACTGAGCGTGTACTCAGCCTTGACCACCTCGACGACATCTTCCAAAAGATTTGGGTACGTGGTGGAAATCCAAAGGTCATCCTCACTGGATATGACACTTTGATGCGAATCCAACAACTCCTCCAAGCGCAACAGCGATTCATGGAAGAGAAGCGTGTCACCCCTACCTTCAACGGTGTCAAGGGTGTACCCGGTGTTGAAGCAGGTTTCATCGTCGCTACATACAACGGTGTCCCAATCATTCCATCCAAGGACGTTACAAAGGACGGCATCAGCCGTATGTACTTCTTGGACACTGACTACCTACACTTTAGTGTCGCAAAACCAACTCAATACTTTGAGTCAGGTATCGAAACTGGAGACCCATTCGCCATCAACCGCCTCGGTCAAGAAGGACTTTACCGAACCATGGGTGAAATTTGGACAACTTTCTTTGGAGGCCACGGTTCAATCCGAGACTTGTCTTGAGGTTTGATGGAGATAACACACACAGGAGATGAAAAATATGACAGCAACAACAGGAACAAGCGGAATAGTTTACACATCGAGTTCAAGTGCAGTTTACACAGAAGACTTTGCACTCGACTTGTATGCAGGTTCACCTACGGGCGATACTGAATGGTTGAAAGGTTTCGGAGGTACATACCCCGGCTCTTTGACTGGATTTCAAGCAAGCAACAGTGATGGAAACGCAACAGCAGGCATCAAGTTAGTTTGTGGACGATTTACCACAGCACTAGCCAACGATGAAAAATTGGTCGTTGGCGGCAATGCGTCGAAAATTTTGGCAGTAATCGTTGGAGACAACGTTACAGAAAGTGCCGCAGTTAGTATGAAGAATGCAATCGGTACAACAACTGCAACAAACTCAGACGGCAACACCGTGAACGCAGCACAGTTTACCGTGACTGGAACAAGTCACACCACAGTAACTTGCTGGATGATTGTGGCTTGAGGTGTTTCTTCTTGCCTACAATAACTTCACTGGGACCGTACCATACACGTACAGTTCCCGGTATGCGCCGAACCTACGCTGAGCGAAACGTCCCTATGGAAGTCTCGCAAGAGTGGCTCGATGCGTACCGCAATCGACTATCCCCTAAGTGGTGGAAGGTCGAAGGAGATGCAGGTATCACAGTCGACGCAGGTGACGATGGAATTCCCGACTCAGGTTGGACTAAGAAGGACATCAGCGCATGGCTTGAGGAGCGTGGAGAAACAGTTGGTGGATATGCGACCAAGTCCAAACTACTGGGCATGGTTGACCTAATCCTCAACCCTCCAGCACCTGAGCCAGTCGTCGAAGAACCAGCGGTCGAAAAACCAGTGGCAGAAGAAACAGAAACAACAGGAGATGAACAATAATGACAGTAACAATTGACCCACGACCAACATACTTTGGAGACCGAATGGTAGTAACAGGCACATACACAGGTGGAGCCGCAACCGAGACTATAGACTTAACAAGTTTTTTCTCAAGAATCGACGCATTTGTGGTTAACCCTAATGCATCAGTAATACAAGAAGTGGACTCAGCCGATGCCACCGACGGTGCTGCTGAACACATCACCAATTTGCTCGATGTAGGCTCTTTGGACACAGCAAGGACTACAATAACAGTTAGGCAAGCGTCTGACCAAGACAACGTGCAACCGGGAAGTTTCCTCGCAATTGGTCGTCGCTCTTGAGGTGAACCCTCATGGCAAAGACGACCAAAGTCGTAGGACCATACGCACCACGAGACTTTCAGGACACGTCGACAATGTCGACTACCCTGACGACCGACGTGGCAGCGGCAGCAGGTTCAAACACCATTGTAGGTGCTGAACCCATCACCATCTTGGGAAACATTTTTCTGATTGTCACCACGAACTGAGGGTGATACGATGGATGCAGCAACACTCGGACTCGACGAAATCGAGCGACTTGAGAAGCGTGGCGTACGACTGGCCGAGTCCTACGGGGCAGGTAGCGTCTTCAATCAAGAGAAACCTCTTGAGGGCGTAGTCAGTAAACAACGCATACGCAACCGAAAGACAGGCGACGTTCTGAACATCGGCTCAGGCACACGGTGCAAATCGTGTGGTATGCTTTACTTCTGTTGGGTTGACAACTGTCGAACGTGCGGAACAAAGATGGACTTCAATTTGGGAACAAAGGAGGAATGAACATGCGAATAGCAGTACGAAAAGCGCCCGGTGATGACGATTCACGTAAAAACCTCATGGACAAACTGGACGCTGCACTAAGCGGCGGAAAGGGCGGCGAAATCAAAGACGCAGTCAAGCGTCGTACTGAGAAGCCCGAAGGCGAAAAGCGAACTGCTGAGGAACTCCGTGACGTTCCCGTCGAAGCACCGACAACTGGCAGAACAGGTGCCAAGTTAAGGGGAGTCAAAGAGGAAGACCTTGCTGGTAAGACAGTAGTAGGCTCAGAAGAATCTGAGGCGATGAAACAAAAGCGCCAAGAGATTTACGACCGAGCCATCGCACAGGGTAACACCCCTGCACGTGCACAGGCTCTTGCTGAGGCTTACCAACTGACTGACACATCAGAAGGCAAAGCCCCTCCGCCTTCACGTGAAGGTAAGCGTGTGAGCGATGACAAAGACCGTGGTGCTTCACTCGGACGGGGTATTGGTGCTAAGCGTGCTACCTTTGACATCGAAGATACACGTGGTAAGAAATTCCGTAGTCGAACAGGCCGTCGTGAGAAAGACATAGCGACCGAAGCAGGCGAAGGAGGCATCGTCGGATTCGGTGGTGAGACGAGAGTCGTTGACGATACTGGTCAAAACCCATACATGGGTAGTAAAAGGAAAGGACCGAAAGAAGCAAAGACGCTTGAGTCGTATCTGAACTCAATGATGTCAAAGGACCCTAATGCATTTCAAACACAAATTTTGGGTCAAGATTACGGTAACGTACAACCGAATCGTCAAGGAGACGACCCACAAGGAGTTCGTAATGAATTAATTCGTCGGTTTGGCGAATTGCATGCAAACGACAAGCAACAACTGGGTCGTAACATCATGAACCACATGAATCGTATGGGGCTTCAACTTGGTGGAGCAGGCTATGAAACATCCCAAGGCAAGACAGGTGGCAGTGCCAGTATGACTGGCATAGAAGGCGACACTGTAAGCGAAGAAGAATTTATTCGACGTATTCTCGGCGAAGGTCGAGACGTTACGCAAGACCCCGGTTTCAAGCAACGAGTTGACCCTTCGGACACGGAAGTCACGGGTATCTCAGACGAAGAAAAATTGTCGAACTTGATTGACATGACTGCACAGCGTCAGGGTATGAGTCCTGATGACGAGCAGCGACTACGCAACGCTGTCGAGCAGTTGCAACAGCAACAGGGCACTGCTGCGTTTCAAATGAGTCCATCTGAACTTGTTGAGCGAGCAGCGATGAACGTGACGTCAGGTACAGACGAAGCACTACAGCAGCGCAACATGGCTAACCTGCGAGCACAGTTTACCAAACTCATCGCTCAAGAAAACGCATTAGCAGACATGGCTGAAACCAACCCTTCACTACGACGAAGACTCTCAGAAATTCGTGACCAACGACGTATGGTTGAATCCCAAATCAAGGGAGGCGCACCGCCTGAACGTGCACCACGAGCCTCAGATAGAGGGCTTGGTCGTAAGCAAGGAGATTACGTGCAAATCGAAACGCTCGATGGTCCACGTATGGACTTTGTCGAATCTGAGAAACCAATCGACCCTACCGGGCAGACACCTGACCTTGGGATGGACCCAAGTGCTGTAGGTCGTTCACGGCCCACAGCGGAAGAAAAAGCAAACATGGCAATGGGTGGTATGGGTATGACTGAGGAACAGAAGGCACAGATGCTCGCTGACTTTGAAGCAGCAATGGCTGCACGAGATGATGATGATGTTCAAACAGGATTCCCGATGTACATTGGAGACGTGCTCATGAAGTCGGTTCAAAACCGTCTTTGGTGGCAAGGTCTATGACGGAGAACTCTCTGTGGGAGATGAGGGGATGACGCATGCCAGTAGTATTCTCACCCGGTGAAGCGGAAACACGCCCTCTCAACCCCGAAGAAATCGTTTACACGACTGCACAGAAAGTCGCTGATTTGCTTGGTATCGGACCGCAAGAAGCCGTCCTGATGTCAGCGAGTGCGGAAGCAAACGCAGTCTTTGTCACTGGTGCTGACTACAGAAACACCGGCTTTTCAGTTAGCGACATTTTACTTATTTACAGTGACGCTGACCCGATGGGTCAAGAGGTCACAGTCACAGCCATAACATCAACTACCAGCGGTGTAAAACTTACATTCACAGTAAACGAGGATGGTGTATCATCAATCAACCCCGGCTTGTATGAAACAGCGGACAACGGCTATGTCCAAAACACTGCCTCCTTTACCAACGGTAAGACACGAGGCGTCACAAAATCACATGTCGAGCAACGTATCAAAGAGATACAAGACCGCATCGACAACGTCACACACAACGCATGGCGTCCGAGCCTTGTCATTGCTGAGTACATCAACTTCGATACCTACAAGCCCTACCGTCGACGATACTACGTCGACTACGTCGGTAGCACGCCACTGTTGTTCCGCAACGTGCAACAGATGCTCCGCATTGAACTGTGGCAGGGCGACGACTACCGTGAGATATGCAGTGCTGAGGCACGTGTTGAAATCGCTGACTACAATGCATTGAGTGGCAAACGAATCGCCGTTTCGCCCGGAGGCGGAGGCTTTGGTCAGTTGGTTGTAGGAACGGGAACTACAAATTGGGACGACCGCTTCGACAAAGTATCAACAGCACAAAGTCTTGCCGACCTTATCAACAAAGAAGACCGCACGAATCGCAGCGCTATACCGCTGACTGAGACACAGGTAGGGGGTACAAAAGAACACGACATCGATGGTGCGGCATTCACGTTGCCCGTAGCAGGTGGCACGCAGTCTGTCAACGTCAATAATGAATTTTTGGCAACTGCCAATTCCGATTATGGTAACGGCAAATTGAAGATTACAAGCATGCGTCAAACCAAAGGTGGCGAATCCGCTACAATTGCTACAGACGCTACAACAGGCATTTCAATCAGTCAGACGACGGCTGTTACAGGAACGATGACGTATGCTCGTGCAGGTGCGATATGGACAGTTGCTTCGGGTGACACAAGCGCCTTTGCTGACTACGGTGTCGCAGTTGCAGTTGCTGACGGACAAACAACTGCGTTATTTGGTTATACAAGTAAGAACTCAACACAGTTGATTGACGTTCACTGGATGAATACTGAGCCTGTTCAAGCAACCAACTATACAATCACTCAACATCAATTCAAATCCGACATCGGCGCGTTTTCAGACGCAGGCGGCGACCAAGCCCGTCTCAAAGACTGGTGGATTGACTACGAAATCGGTATGATTTACTTCAACAACTCATACCCGTTTTTTGAGCACAACGCTGTCAAGGTGTCCTACATTTACGGCGAGCGATATTTGGAGAAGGCCATCGAAGAGGCTGCTACAAAGATGGTGGCTGTCGACCTGCTCATGGCTGACGACCGTTCTGTTCTCATCCCTGAGGGCAGTCAGAACGTACCGCTTGCACAAAAGATTCAGATGTTCAAAGAAGAAGCCAACTCAATCTTGAACAGATACAAGGAGATAGTTGTCTTTGAGTGATGAACATGAAGGAAGCACTCGACGTCGTTATTGAAAAGTTGGAGGCTTGGAACCGAGCCAACACAGGTAACATCAAGCCTGTCATCGCTGACATTGCTACAATCTCACCTGAGCGTGGTAAGCGTCAAGACCTACAGCGTTCGGACTTCGTGCTCGTGTACGAGACAGCACACAACGAAGAAGTCCCTGACTTGCTGTACAACTTCGTTACAACACGTGTCAACATCACAGTTGATGTACGCACGGCCAAGAGCCGTTCGCACCTGCAACTTCTTGAGAACGAGATTCGTCGTCTCGTCCACGCTGCACGCAAGGGCGATGCGACCAACTACGACCGCATGGTGTTCAAGACACGTACCGACCTCAGCGACCGTACCAAGCGCCTTTTCAGGCATACGTTTCAAATAGAAGTCGTGACTCTCGCTGAGTCAATAGCATAGGTGATACAATGGTAAGTCAGGCATACAAAGGAGACGTCTCGGAAGTCCTTATGGGGCACGAGACTGGTATCTTCATTGAGCATGGTGAGCCTTGTCACTTTGACACGACATTCAGTTCAAGCACACCTGACTTCAATACAATCACGTTTACCGAAACGGGACACAGTAACCATAGCACCATATTTGAAAATGGCAAGGCTATTCTCAAAGTCCCAGTTGGTATGCTCATTGGTCAGAAGATTAGTTTTCACAAAACAGCAGGTGGAGGCGGTTATACCAACCATTATTCTGACGGTATGACAAATAAGGTGTTTACAATTGTTGACCATACCGTTGAGAGCAACGCTACAAAATTGAAAGTAGTGCCACGATTTACTACAACTAGCATTGTAAGTGCTGCTGGTGATGCTATGCTTATTCACTCAACAGGTATGCCTACACTCGCTAGTGGTTCGACCTTTGCTCACAACGATAGTGCAGCGTCGTCAAGTGAGTTCTCACAAATTGACCAGTTCATTGGTCTTGCATCACACATGAAACTACCTGACACAAAGGTTACGATGCACCGACACCACGTTATTGGCTTGGGGCGTCAGGCTGCAATCCAACAAACAGGGCGTGTGTTCCACCAAGGTGCTCAGTTGGAGATGCCACTCAACAATCCTCGATGGTTGTATTACAGCCTTGGGCGAGAAGCGATTGATGCACACACATCCGTTGCAAGTTATTCACAAGCAGGTGTAATTAAAGCAGGGACGAAGGTCACGGTAGGTCAAACGTATGTGGATGTCAACAGCGTGGATTTTAACACGGGTAGTGGTTCTCACGCAGTTGCAATTGGTGACTACATCCTCATCCGTGATACGACACGCGTACCAGTCATCGGTTACGACGCTCCTGATACTGGTGCATCTGACGACAAATTTTGGCCGCCTGCATCGACATCCACGCTTGCATCTGATTCTGAACACTTTGAAGAAACAGAAACCAGTGAATTTAGACGCGTTGTTGCAATTGAAGCATTGAGCAGTGGCGTCCGTCTTTTTGTCGATGACCCATTTCAATTTGAGCACATCAACACAGATTCGATTTTTGCCTACAGATTCAACGGTACAACACTGACTGGTAGCCCACACGTCAATTCCGATGGTACGATTACAAATCCTACTCGACGCCTTTTGTTCTCAGGTGACACGCTCCCTTCGTTCTGTATTGAGCACAGCATTCGCAACCGTGACGTTGGCTCACACAGTAATGAAAACAGTAACGCACCCGGCTCAAGCACGGACAGCAAGCAACTCACGCGTATATTCCGTGGATGCAAAGTTGTTGAGTGGGAACTCAACGCAACCGTCGATGCCGAGGTGAAGTATCGTTGCATTTTCGATGCGCTTTCATGTTATACGGACACTGGTCGTCTTGAGTCATCTAATGCAGGTGACAGATACCGTGCTCACCGCTTGTTCCAAAACACAGCGACTGATGCAGCGGGTCGAAAGGAAGCAGGCATAGCGTCAGGTTCCGAGAAGCCGTTCATGTTTTACAACGGTACAATCACAGCCTTCGGTCAAGACATTGGCTTCATCTCGAC